ACGGCATCAAATCAAAGGCCGCGGCCAATCTGGTCGGCAACATCTTGGAGCTGAGTGACCCGGCCGCCTGGGCCTCGGATGGCGGCGTCTACCATCCCTATGACGTCGTGATCCAGAATAAACTAGAGAATGCGGCGCCGGCCGAACGCCAGGCCGCGCTCCTGCGCGCGGCCGCCGACACCTCCGACGGCCGCCTGGCCCGGCCGCATGACAGTTATCGTTACGATCATATGCTGGTCGCCGTGGGCGCAGCAGACGCTTCGTATCAGGCAATCCAGAAAGCCTATGCTGCGACCGCGGCCGGCCTGGGCCGGACATGTGAAACCTGCCAGCTCGCCGCGCGCCGCCCTCAGGTTATCGAGGTACAAGAAATGAGCCGGGCGGCCGGCAATCGCGATCAGAAAGAAATCACCTCCTGGCCCCACTGTGGCATGGGCGAGACGCATACCTGCGCCGCCCAGCGCACCGCCGGCGAGCGGCTCAGCCTCCACGTGCCTTGGGACAGCCGCATCCTCCTGAGTCCCGAAGAAGAAGCGCACATCTTCAAGGTCTTCGACTGGTATCAGATCACGGATGACTTCGAGACCTGGTACAACGTGGCCCGCCGGAAGTTCCAGATGGAGATTGCGGCCGTCGAGGCGCGGAAGGATCGAAAAGACAACGGCCTGGCTCGCGCCCTGGCCGGCTACATCGCCGCGCAGCCGCAGATCGCCGCCGACCACATCTACTCGCAGCCGTGCGCCCATTGCGTCTTCCACAAACGCGACGCCGAAGACCCCACGCAAAGTTGCCAACACCAGGCCCAGCCGCCGGAGCTACAGTGGGGCCAGGAAACCCTGGCCGCCACCTGGCAGGCCGAAAACATGGCGCACCTGATAGGCCGCTGCAAGCTCTTCCGGCTCGAACAGATCGGCCTGCTGCCCGAGCTGGACGGCAAGGTGCTGATCACTCGCACGGGCATTATGAGCTTGCTCTATCGCCTGAGTGAGCGCACCAATTACCGGGAGACCCATCGCAGCGGCCCGCGCTGGCTCGACGTCCATCGCTCCCAGGCCCTCGAGCCGCCGCCCTGGGGCAAATGCGAAAAGGCGCTCAAGAAACTGATTCCTCTGCTCACGTCCGGCCAGCTCTACGCGCTTCTCCTGGCCTGGACCGATGTGCTCGCTCCAGAAGCCGCCAGCGCGCAGCAAACCGTCTTCGATCCGCACACCAATAGTGATACCGTTTTCCAGCGGGTCGTCCAGTTCACGGTCACTCGCTGATTGCGCGCGCAATCAACGCGCCATCCGAAAGGGAGGAAACCATGAAGATCACCACCATCACCGTCGGCTGGAGCGAGACCTGCTCGCTGCCAGAGTACAACAACGTCAAACCTTCGCTGACCTTGACTGCGCAGATCGGCGAGGACGAGGATGCGCAGGCTGTAGTACTGCTACTGATGGCTGAGGTGAAGGCGACCGTCCAGGCCCAGGTAGACCAGACCCTGGAACGTTTCGCCCGCTCGCCGAGGTATTACATCGGTCCGCAATATCAGGTGCTGCGTAAGCGTAACGACGAGACCATATTCGTCATCCCGATCGAAGTAGAACTGCCCTTGACCAGCGACTACCGGCGGGTCGCTGGTGTGCCGGTCATGAGTCTATCAGGCGCGCTTTACTGGGCGCATCGCATACGCGGCGACAGGCAGGTCATGGTCGTGGATGATCCAGCCCAGGCCGCCAATTTGGTCGCTCTGTCCATAAAAGCGGAGGAGCATGATCCGAAGGAGGAAGATGATCCCGCATTAGAGTTCTAAATGATGCTGCCAATCATGCCGCAACTTTACATCGCCATATTGCGCATATTCGGCAACATATCACAAAACGAGTTTTTCATTTTAAGCCAATTTTGCGTAATTGGGTATTGACAATTACGCAGAGTTATGATACACTGTGATCGTAACTCTGCGGAGTTACAATCTCGCAAAAAAGGAGAAGTCAAATGAACACCAACTTCAAACGTGGCGCTTGGGATGAAATCGATCCGCTCAGCGTAGATCGGAAGACCTGGCTGCAGATCGAATCTCTGGTGAAGCTCGCTGGTCGCAACGCCGACGAGCACGGATCGTGGCAGTTCGGCTGCGCCTTCGATCAAAAACATCGAGGAGAATCACTCAACTGGGACTTGTATGCGTTTGGCAACGACTTGCACGATGGCCGGTTGCTGATCGCAATCCAGGTGCGCCAGTACCGGAAAGCGCACAAAAACTGGTATCCGTCTGTGCGCAAGAACTACTTCCTGGTTGGCACCAATGAAGACGGATCAGCATTCGCGCATTCGGTGCCGGCGACTGTGGTGCGCGCGGCGATCAACGCGGAGCGCGATCCGATCCTGGCTTGCCAGAACTGGATCTTCGGCGGCGACTACGGACGGATGATCCGTCATGGCGATCTGGCGCTAATCCCTCTGGCCAGAACGCCCGCGGCCCCGGTGATCCGCGAAACGAATCTGCTCTTGGCTGATAGTCACGAACTGACAGCCAAGACCATCCGCCGCAATGGCAATCTGTACGCGCTCGATCCCGTCTTGCTTCACTTGCCCGGCACCCACGCGCCAGTGCAGGCTACCGGCTGGCATCGAGTCGTCATCGGCGAGCGCGCGAAATTCTGGAATTTCGCCGCTCCGACCAAAGATTGAGTATAGCCCCCGCCGGCAGGGGTGGCCGGCGGGGGCTGATCACGAGGAGATAGAGATGACCATCGTCAAACTCACACCGCCGGCGCAGTTTCCGGCTCAGTATGCGGAAATCTGCCTGGAGTTTCTACGTGAATACTGGCAGGGACGCCGGTGGGAAATGGAGCAGGAGTTTGGGCTCTATGACCTGCCGCACATGGCCGACGAGGATCTGGTTGCAACCATGATCGCCGAGAAACTGGCGCAAATCGCCCATGCCGCGGCCGGCGACTATGACCGCGGCAACGAAGACCTGGCCGGCGAGGTCTATGAATGTTGCCAGACGCTGGCCGAGCACCTGTTCGCCGTGCCCGGCCTCGGAAGTTCGTACACGATCCCCAAAACGTTCTGGGACGCGCCCCTAGGCCAGATGATCGCTGTGGCGTTCATCTGGGTGGAGCACGATCAGCTCATTACCATCGGCGAGGCCGCCCGGCTCGCAGGCACGAGCATTTCCACTATCAGCAGCCGCGTCGCGCGCGGCGCCCTGCGCAGTTATCCCGACCCGAACGCACCGAATCCACAAAAAGCCCGGCGGCTGGTGCGCCGGAACGATATCGAGGTGAAACATGAAACTCAAACTTGATCATATCAATCGGCGCTGCGATGTAGTGCAGACCATGTACCAGCAAGGCCAATTCGATCTTGACGAGTTGGCGTTGCATATCGCTTCTTGTCCGACCTGTCAGAGTATTCAGAACGCCGTGTCGCAAACCGTTAAGCAAGCCGTGGATAAGGCCGTTGCCGAACGACACCGAAAGTAACTGAAAAAGCCCGTGGTCTCCATACCACGGGCTTTTGAGGTGGTGCTTGTCGTTACCTGGCGTGTGAATAACACGCATTATCACCACACCGCAACTACGTCGCCTCCACGATCTCCACCACCACGCCGCTCTGATAGCGTGCCTTGCCCATGTTCCCCAGCGGCCCCTGCCCGGTGTTGTACCAACCATCCGCGACCGGCATCACCCGCCTGATCTGCGTCACCAGCCCCTGCTCAATCGTTAGATACGTCGGCACTCCCTGTGCTGCCGAATTGCGCCCCACCTGCGGCGGATTCGCCCCCGCCAGGCTCCGCGTCGCCGCCATCGTCGCCACCAGCAACGTATTCCCGCTGGCCGGCGTCCGCGCCGCCGTCGCCATTTCCAGCCCCGTGATCCGTATCCCGTCCGGCCCAATCCGCCGACTCACACCCGTCAGCCAGAAGAGATCATCTATCGCCAACGCATGATAGCCGTCCACCCACTCGTCATACACCAGCCGCATCAAGGCCCCCGGCTGGATCGTCGTCGAAGCCATCACCACCTCAACCGCGTAGGTCGTCAACGGCGTCGCGTGTTGCGCCAGATACTCCAACGCCCGATCGAACAACGCATCCGCCGCCTGCTGGCGCTGCGTCGCCGTCGTATCCCGGGCGACCACATCCTGCGCCAGCAGCGGATGCTCGATCTGGCCATAACTCGCCTCGGCCGCGTCGCATAACAAGTAATTATCGGTCTTGGACAGCGTATACCCGCTCGGCGCCGACCGCGTCGTGTCAGCCAACGTCGGCCGCAACTGCCCGATCCCCCCGCCCCAGGGCAGCACACGCGAACACAACTCCGTAGCATCCTCGCTCACGCGCACATCCTGGATGAGGACGATCTCCGCGTTACTCTCGGCCGCCACCCCATCCACTCCCGCCACGGCCCGCAGCCCGTTATCCGTCTCATCATCCCGGAGCCAAACAATCGTCTTGCCCGTGCCCAGAATAAAATTCTCGCCCAGCGTCTCCGCAATCCGCACGAGAGCCGTCAGCACGCTCTCCCCGGCAAACGACAAATACACATCCGCCCCGGTCGCGCCATAACCGTTGACGATGTCCAGGCTCCAGCCCGGCGCAAACGCCAACACCCGGTCGAGCGCATCCGCCACCGGCGACCAGACGAAGACCGTCGCCTCCGCAAAATCCACATCATCCAGCGTCGCCTCGGCATAAAACCGGATGATGTAATTCCCCGCAATCGTGCCCCACCCGGCCGGCGGCTCAAACTCGATCGTCCCGTCCTGCGCAAATGGCGCCCCCCCCACCGCCGTCCCATCGCTCACGACCGACACGTACTCCCACCCGCCGGACTCCTCATTGTAGAACTGCACCTTCAGCGTCGCCACGACCGCATTAACATTCGCGCCCAGGTCGAACTTGATCGTATGAAACGCCTTCGCGTGCTCCACATAGAGAAACTCGGCCGGGTACCCTGGCCAGGTCAGCGTCACATTGCTCACCGTCGCCGGATTCCCATCATACGCATTCGTCAGGGCGGTAGCACCGCCCCCCGTCACCTTGCTCACCACCGCTGGCGTCAACTCCGCATCATCCATCAACGCCAGCAGCCCCACCGAGCGATCCACCAACTGACCGAGCAAATCCGGCCCCGACACCTCCAACATCGTCGCCGTGTCGCTCGCCGTCGTCCGCAGCTGATAGATCACCCCGGCGCCCACCTCGACGACGCCGCCGAACGAATCATAATCCCAACCGCGCGCCACCCGCCGCGATTGCAACAGCGCCCGCCGGCTATCCCCCGCCGGCATCTGAAAGGCAAACCCCCCCGCCGCATTCAACCGCGCCGTCTGCCGCCACCCCGTCGCCGTGACGATCGGCCCCTCGCCCAGGACGTTCCCGGCCGCGTCTTCGATGTCAATCCACATGTTGGCCCCTGATGATAAGCGATTCTTATCACCACTACGAAATCGAACTATACACCGGCACAAAGCCCAGGCTATTGCCGGCCGCGTCGAAAACCTCGATCTTCCGCGTCACGCTGCCGGGCGTCGTCGCCGCAACACTATTCCCCACGCCGATCCCGCCCTGGGCGAGAACCTTGCCCCCCGTCACCAGCTTGATCGAGGCGGTGTCCCACAACGTCGTTCGCCCAATAGTCGTCCAATCATTCTGCAACGCCAGGTACGTAGTCGTTCCGGTCGCCGTGAATAGCACGGTTTTGAGCGCCCAGTTTGCGTCGGACAGCCCACCGCTACTATAGATGTTCGATGCGCCCTGCGAGGTGCCGATCTTGATCGAGCCGCCGCCGATGCCGTTTTTGTGATAGATCGTCAAGACGTACCGCGACCCCGGCGTCGTGGTAAAACTCAGCCACGCGTAGCTATACGCCTCGACCGCGTTGGCGACCTGCAGACAGTTGTTCGTCTGGCCCCCGGCGACCGACGACAACGTGGACTGCTGCGCAGTCCACCCCGTCGTGTTGGCGTCGAAGGAGGGATTGGTGAGGATCTCCGCGCCGAGGACACTGGCATCATAGATTGTCAGCGTGCTGCCGATGATTTGCTGGCTGCCGGTCAGCACGTCGCCAATGTATGGCCCGTTCGTCCACGTCGGCGCCACGAAGGCCACAGCCGCGCCCATCAGCGTCGCCGTCATCACGCTGCCCAGCGTGATCGTCGTCCCGGCGATGCCATCAATGCGCGCCGACGCCACCCCGCTGCCCGAGACCGCAATTCGGTGCCCCATCCGCAGATTCGTCGCATCGTTGACCGTGATGACGTTCGAGCCGTTCGTAGTATTCGCCGTCACCCCGGCCAACGTGCCGCATGTGCCCGCCGTGGCGCAAACCACGAACGCCATTTGTCCCGCCGCCGCCGACGTGTTCCACACCACGTCACCGACCTCATAGGCCCCCGTCGTAACCGGCAACGCTTGCGCGTAGAGCCGATTCAGGTAGAGGACGCTGTCGGCTGTATCAACAATGCGCGGCGTGCGTGCCCACTCCGGCAGATACATCGCCACGCCATGCGCCAACGAATAGCGGTGGAACCAGAAGAGCCCACCGTAATGCCCCTCCATGTTGATGCCACGATATCGGTTAGTCGTGCCCCCGACGTAGGACACGCGCCCGCCGAGCATCGTCAACGCCTTCGCGCCCGCCATCGTGGTGAGCTTGGAATCGTAAATCCCTGGGAATCCCGGGATCCACGTGAACTCCTCACCCGGATTATCAATAAAACTCGCATCAACTGACTCGAACCGACAGTGATCGAGCAACACCTGCACCGCGTCGGTCCACTTCGTGCCGTTATGCAATTTCTCGAACGAGGTGCCAATCAGACGGATATTGTCCGGCCGCAGAGTCGGCGTCGGCTCGACGTAGACGCCCCAATCGCCGGTATAACCCGACCCACCGACGTATTGGCTATCGTCCAACGTGATCTCGCCATTGCAGAAGGTTATCTCATTTGTCCAGCCCGACCCGGCCACCGTGAAGTAGATGCCATACTGACAGGCATAGATCAAACCGAGATCGAACCACGCGTAGGAAACGTCGCTGTTCGTCGCGCCTGCACACCAGATGCCCTTTGTAAAGCCCGACAGCATCTTGATCCGGCAATGATTGTACCGGTAGTTCGTGACCTTGACAGCGTAATAGTTGTCGGCCCACTTGCTGGCGGTCAGGGCGCGGTAGATGTCCAGGCCGACAATGTCGGATTGCCAGACGTTGCTAAACAAGATGCCGCTGCAATTCAGCGCCGTAATCCGGCCCTGGAAATCCATCGTCACGCGGCGCTTGGTGCTCACCGTGAGCACCGCCGTCGTCTTGTAGTTGCCCGGCGGCAACAGCCACCGGCCGTTGTCTGCCAGCGCATTCAGACTGGCCTGGATCGCCGCTGTATCATCCGTGACGCCGTCGCCGACTGCGCCGTAATCACGTGCGTTGCACACCCCGACCGTCGCGTTATACAGGGCAATCGGCAGCATCGTGATCAGCGTATTATCGGCAATCCCCCCGGCGCCGATATTCGTGGTCAGCGTCAACTGCGTGCTGCTGTCCACCGACGCCACCGTGTTGCGCTCCAACACACCGCCGGCCAGCGCATATTCTACGCGACACCCGGCGACAAAACTCGTCGTGCTATCCACCACGACGACCTTCTGTCCGGCAGACGCCGCGCCATTGCTCAACGTCACCGCCGACCCGCCGAGCACCAGCGCCGTTTGCAGCGCATCCATCCGGTTTTCATGGCCTTCCAGCGTCAGATCATGCAGATCCAACGTATTCTCGTGACTGCCCAATACCACCGTATGGCTGGCGAGATCACTCTCGTGCTCCGCAATCGCCCCACTCAGCGTCGTCGCCGCCGTCCCCAGCGCCGTCCCGCCCACCGCCCCCGCCACGCTCGTTTTCGGCGTCGTCGGCAGACTCGTCAAATTCCCGATTGCCGCATCCAGCGTCCCCAACGGCGCATTGATCGTCGCCGCATTCGCCGCCGCCCCGGTTGTGATCGCTGTGTGATTGTAAGTGCTCATTCGTAGCCCTCGTAATACTCGAACGTGATCGTACTATCCGTGCTCCCGCCCGTCAGCGTCACCGTGACACTGTTATCCCCCGCCCACAACTCGAACCACGCACCATTCTGGTGATACGTCGGATCCCGGCTCAGATCCGCATACGCCCCCACCCCGTCATTCGTCACCGCCTGCGCCCCGGCGTCAATCACCAGATCATCGCCAGCCGCCACCGTCCCCGTGAAGGTCAAACAGCACCCGCTCGTCGTGTTCCGAATCGTGAGCGCCGTGATCGCCGCGCCCCCCGCCCGCACCGTCATCCGCACGCCCCGGATCACCGCGTTAGCATTCGCGACGGTGATCGCATACGGCGAGCTGCTCAGCGTGTACACATCGTCCTCATCGAGGTAATACCCATCGTCCAGCAGCACCCCCGCGTCCAGATCCCACCCTGCCGAATGCCGCGCCCCGCGCCATTCGGACAACGCCAACCAGCGCAGCTCGACGGGTTGATGCAAGATATTACTTGCACCGCGTTCCCCCGGCAGCTCCAGCAGCCGCGCATAACACCACTGTGTCTCGTCCGTCGCCAATGTCCGCCACAGCTTCGCCCGCGCGCCACGCAGCCCGCGCAGCGCCAGCAGCGTCGTCTCCAGCGCGACCGTCGAAGTGGCCGTCGCCGTTACCCGCAGCACGAGATCATACGGCAACCGCAGCGCCGCGCGTCCCCCCCCACTGCCATCATATACCCCGCCGCCCGGCAACGGCACGAGCGCATCCACCGATGGGCCAGTTTTGATCGGTGTGCGGGGCGCACCCGCCGGCAACGTCACCGTCCCGAACCGCGTCAGTCTATAGGTCATGGCGTCTTGTCACCCTGTCACCCTGTCACCCTGTCACCCTGTCACCCTGTCACCCTGTCACCCTGTCACCGTACCCCCACCGCCCGCATCGCCCGTCGCACCCCATCTTCGGCCGCCGCCGCCACCGCCGCCGGCTGCCCGCCCGGCGCATTCACCGTCACGCTGAACTGATAATTCGTTGTTACCGGCCCCGCCCCGCGCACCTCCCGCTGCGGATACACCCGGCTCCCCCGTGGCAACTGCACCAGCTCCGGCCCGCGTTCCCCCACCCACGCCAGCCCGCCCGGCGCAAACATCGTCCCGTTCGCAAACCCCGGCACGGTGATCCCGCCCGGCAGCCCACCGACCAGCCCCGCAATCGCCGCCTTTGCGGCCGCAATCGCCCCGTTGATCGCGCCGACCACCGCGTCCACCAGCCCCTGCGCTGCCGCGATCACCCCCGCGCGTACGCTGTTGATGATCGCCTCGCCCACGTCCTTCAGGTTGAAACCCGCCAGGAACTCCCGGATTTGCCCGAACTTATTCACGAACCACGTGTACAACTCCTGGAGCTTGCCGCCGGTCAGCACATTGAGCGTATCGAGCGCCGCAATAAAAACCGTCTGCGCCCAGGTCGCCAGCCCTTGCCCCACGGCCTGCATCTCGGTAAATGCGCTCATCCAATCCCCACGGATCAGCGCCAGCACCGTGCGCAGCACCCCCAGGATCGTATTGAGCGCCGTCGCGACCGTGGCAGACACGAACGTCCACGAATTGCCGAGGATCTGCTGGATCTCCGTACCATGCGCCGCCACGAACCGCCCGATCTCGCCGAGGATCGGCACGACCGTCGCCTGGATGATCTGCACCGCCGTCGTCACAATCGCGCCGACCGTGCTCCACGCCTGCCCGAACGTCGCCTGAATCTCGGCCCCGTGCGCCGCCAGGAAGGTTGTGATCGCCCCGACCACACTCTGCACCAGGCTCTGGATCGGCGGCAAGATCGTCTCGATCAACGTCTGCACGTTCTGCCAGGCCACGCCCCAGATCATCGTCGCCTGCGAAGAGGCCGCCAGCAGCCCCTGGATGAACGTCACCGCCTGCCCAACGATCCCCTGCACCTGGCCCCACACCTGAACGGCCGTCGCCTGGATCAGCGGCCAATTCGCCGTCACCCAATTCACCACATCCGCCATCGCCGGGATCAGCGTTCCCGTCAGCCAGGCGGCCCCGGCCTGTGCGCCGGCGATCAAACTCGGCCCCAGCGCCGTCGCCAATTGCCCCAGCACCGGGATCAACGCCATCCCGATCTCTTCCTGGACGTTGCCCATCTGATTTTTGAGGATTTCCAACTGACCGGAGAAGGTCTTGCCGGCGGCCCGCGCTGCGCCGCCGAATTCGCTTTGGAGTTCCTGGAGGATGATCTTCTGCGCGCCCAGCAAGTCGCCCGATTCCTGGAGCGCCTTGATCGCCATCTTCTGGCTCTCGGAGAACGTCACCCCCACCCGTGAGAGCGCCGTCATCCCCGTCAGCGGATCATTCAGCGCCTTGCCCAGTTGGATCGCCGTAGACTGCAACTGCTCAGCCGATGGCGTCGCCCCCCGATTCATCGCCGTGGCCATGTCCAACATCGCCGCGGTCGTCTCCGGGAAGATGTTCGCACCGATGTTCTTGAAGGTGAGCAGCATCGCCTGCGCGCCCGTAATCACATCATCCTCGACCGGCGTCACCGCCGACAACGCCGCCGACAGACCTTCGACGGCCGCCTTCGACACCCCGGCCACCCCGCCCGTCGCCTGCAACACGCTATCGAGCTGGCTGCCGATCCGCTGCGCCTCGCTTGCCGCGCCAAGCGAAGATCCCAGAATTGACCCGATTCCCACGACCGCGCCGCCCGCCAGCCCTACGATACCCAAACCAATCGTCTTCGCTGCCCCGCCGATGCCCGCCAACGCGCCGCCGAGTCCCCTCGCCGTGGACTCAGCCCCCTTCGCCCCGGCCTGAAACTCACTCGCATCCAGCCCTAGCTTCACCAGCAACGACGCAATCGTGCTCACCTTGTCACCTTGTCACCGCGTCATCCTGAGCGTAGTCGAAGGATCACCCGAACGCCGCCACCACGCGCCCCCACTTCTCGGCCAGCGTTGCCGCCGCATCCGGCTCCTCGTCCACATCGAACACCGGCATAAAATCCCCCGGCTCGAACGCCGCCTGCTTCGGCCCCCGGTTCACATTCGCCACCGTGCTTGCCACGATCCCCGCCCGCAGATCCGCCCGCTCCTCGCCCCACGGCTCCACCTGGCTGTACGCCTGCCACTCGGCCATCGTGCGCGCCGGCATCTCGGCCAGCAGTCCATCCACGTCCCAGCGGCCCAGCGCCAGCGCCAGTCGGAAGCCGAAGCGCCGGCCGGGCCGCTGCCTCAGTTTTTTGCCAGCTCCGCCACATCGGCATCGCTCATCCCCGACAGCCGCCGGGCCGCGTTGAACACCCGTTCGATCGCCGCGGCCGACCGCTCGCCGAGCGCCGCCACATCCACCTCGCCGAAAAGCGGCTGACCATCGGCGTCCACCATGCACCGCGCGCACAGCCGGGCGCGCAGATTCGCCAGATTGCGCTCGCCCCCCAGCGGCCCGATCACGCTCAGCTCGAAATCATCCTTCTGCCCCGCGCTCAGCCCGCGCACCAGCACCGTTCCACCCCACTCCGGCACCGCCACCTCGACCGTCTCCCGATCCCGCGCCCCCAGGATCGCCTCTCGTGTCAGCCGTGTCAGCATCGTTCCTCCTTCGTCGTTCGTCATCCGTCCGGTACGCTCGCTAACCAACCGTTAGCAGCCCTACGCCAGCGTCGGCTTCCCTGTAATCCGCAGCGTCACGCTCCCGCGTAACGCCCCGCGCACCGGCGCCGTCGGCCCCACCTTCGTCACCAGCGCCGTAAACGCCCAGGTCGTATTCCCAGAGTCCGGGAAGACGATCTGGAAGTTGCGCTTCGTGCGGTTGACCAGGTCCTTGATGAGACCGGTGGACGCGTTGTGCGTCGCGTTCGTCGGCACATAGTTCACGTCGAACGTCACCTCGCCAGCATCCAGGATCGTCCCGATGTACTCCGCCCACCCGTCTGTAGACGTGTGGCCCGTCACATCCTCGGTATCCAACTCTAGCGACGGTCCATCAATGTCCAGCAGCTCCGCAATCGTCGCGAAGGTTTCCGGCGATCCGCCGTCCCCCTTCTTCACCAGCGCCCCAAAAGAGCTGATCGCGCTCGTCATGTGCCCTCCTAGAAGTTGCTTAGGTCAACCACGCCGAACTTCACATCCGCCGCGCTGGCCTCGAAATAGAGCTTCAGATCGCTCTGCACCCACCCCTCGATGCCGAACGGCCCGAACACCGCATACTCCCCCGCGCCCAGGCTGAACGCCGTGATATCGCCCGTGCGACCCAACCCGTTCACCACACTGGTGATCGTAATCGTCACCGCGCCCACCCCCGTGTTGTGCGCAAAGATCAGGTTCTTGCCACTGGCCGCCGCCTGATTCTTGTTTGCCACATCCGCCGCCGTCATCGTCAGATCGGCCGCGTTCGCCGTGTACACATTCGACCGGATCCCCAACGCCGCTTTCGGCGTCAAACTCGTGCGTGCCATCGCCCGTCCCCTCCTCGCAATCCCCGTGCTCCTCGTAATCGCTGCTTCCGTGGCGCCTCAACCGGCGCCACTTCCACGCGCGCGCCATGCCGCGCCAGATGCTCCAGCATCGCCGCCTCGCCGTCCAACGTGTCCCAGGCGCACTGGCGACAGCGCAACAGCGGCAGTCCATTCCACGCCAACGTCAGCCACAGCTCAGGCTCATCGCTCATCGCCACAGCTCCACGTCCACGTGGCGGAAGAACACCCCCGACTCCGGCTCATCATCCGGCAGATCGTTGACGACCGTCGCGCTCGACCCCGGCCCCAGCAGCCCCTTCCGGCCATCACACGCCAGCCACAACGCCGCCGCCGCCTGCGCCGCCGCGTCATACGTCGCCGCCGCCGCCGTCAACTGCACCCGGTACATCCGCAACCCGCTCGGCCCCGTGTGCGCCACCTGCCCGATCGTGCTGATGACCTGATAGCGGATCGCCGGCAACGTCACCCGCTGGGGAAACCGCAGCGGATAAATGCGCGTCCCCACCAGCGCCGCCAACCCCGGATTGGCCGTCAGATATTGCACCAGCTCGCTTTCCAGGCTCATTCCGCACCCCGTCTGGACGTAGATCGCCGTGACTGCGCCAACGTCGCCCACACGCAATCCTCGGCTGCTTCCGAAGCCGTCGTGCGCCACGGCGTCTCACACCCGCACCGGCCACACACAAAGCGCCACAGCCCGCTTTCCGGGTCCGTCTCCAGCGTCATCGTCCCGATGCACGCCCCGCAATGCGCCACCGCCGTCTGCGTTGTCACCGCGTCACCCCGCCGTCGCCTGCTCCACCAGCGTCCGCAGCGCGTCCCCCATCACCCGCACCGCCGCATCCGCCTCCTCGTCGAACGCCGGCCGGAGATACGGCCGCGCCTTCTGCGTCACACTCCGCGCAAACACCCGCTGCCCATCCGGCCCGACCCACGACAGCATCTTCGCCCGCTTCGGCGTGATCGTCCCGCCGAACTCCACCTGCGCCGCATACACCACATCCGTCCCCACCGTCGCCTCGGCGTGATCCCGCCCGCCCTCGGCTTCGATGTGGATCGAACGGCGCAGCGTCCCCGTTCGGTACGGCGCCTTCTGCTTCGCCGCATTCTGCACCCGCAGCGCACCGGCCTCGGCCGCCCGTTTCAGCGCGTCCCCGGCCACCTGGTCGGAGAGGGCGCGCAGTTTGCGCAGCAGCTCCTTGTCGCCGATCACCTCGACGCGCGTCGTCATGTGCGCACCACCTTCACGCCCAGATACGTCGTGACCCCCTCCCCATCCCCGCGCACCTCGGTGATGTCATAGGTCACGCCATCCACTACAGCCCGCATCGCCGGCGTAATGCTCGCATACCGTCCGGCCAGCGCGATCACGTGCGTCGTCGCCTCGATCATCAGCCCCAACGCGCGCACCTCGCGCTCGCCCGCCGGCGCAATCCGGCACGCCAGCGCGCCATGCCCGGCCAGCGTCCCCCAGGTCTCCGTCGGCTCGCCCGTCTCCCCCTGTGTGCTGGCCGTCACCTGCTCGACTTTGCACGTCGCCGGATAGAACGCCCCCAGCCCGGCCAACATCCGCGCCGAAACGATGCCCGTCACAGTGTCACCCCGTCACCGTGTCACCTTGTCACCCGGTCACCCGCCGCGCAGTGCCTCATTCCATACCCGCTCGCGCCAGGCGAAGTCGTTCGGGACCCACTCGGCCACATCGAACGCCCCGCCCGCCTCGGCCATCTCCGCCACATCCGCCTGGCGGCGCAACTCGCCCGCCCGCTTCAGCAGCGCATCGGAGGTCTTCGCGCCATCCGTGCTCAGGTCGAGCAGCCGGATCACCTTCAGCGTCAACGCCTGATCGCTGGCCGCCGTCTCCAGACCGAGCGCCGCCGCCCGCCGCACGTTGCCGCCCTCCAGCGCCAACAGCGCCGCGATCTCATCATCGGCGAACAGATACTCCGTCGCCGACCGATCCGGTATCAGCAGC